CAAGGCCCTCGTCCAGCATCCACTGAATGTCGCGCCTCGCCGACTCCTCGACGCGGAGCAGGTTGTTTGACGTAGCCGGCAGGTCACGGAGCACATGCTGTAGCTCGCTGTGCATATGACGAACTATAGGCTCGCCGATGTTGCCCCACCACTCTGGCCCGTGCTGATGCTTGGCATGGGGGCTCTCCTCGTGGTTGTGGCTGCGCTCGTTGCCGCCGAACCAGGAGAGGTAGACCGCCGTCTCGAGGCCGGTGTCGATCTTGATGTCGCTCACCACAGTGTCGTCGCCCGCGAACTCGATGTTCCCGCCGTCTGCCGTGTGGAATAGCCGTACGTCGGTCAAAATGCAGCCTCCTTGACGCCCTTCTTCCGGTTGCACGGGAGGCACGCGGGGACGACGTTGGCTACGGTATGGCCGCCGCCCTTCGAGATCGGGACGACGTGGTCGACGGTCACCTTCTTGCACACGCCGAAGCAGTAGGCGCAGCGGGTGCCTTCAGGGCTGCCGTGGAAGTCGAGGATGGCCTGCCACTCAGAGGTGGTCAGGTCGGTGACGTTAGCAGCCTTGCGAGCCCTTCGGCGATGCTCCTTCATCGCGTAGGCCGCACGGTTCGCGGCCTGATACTTCCGCTGGGTCGCTCGCTTTCCGTCCGAGGAGTTCCACTTCTTCCAGGCAGCGCGCCGGGCGTCTCCGCTTCGGTGGGCGAGATAGTACTTGCGGTCTGCCTCGCGCTTCCGCTCTGGGTTGACCTTGACCCACAGTCGCTGGCACTCCATGCACTGCTTCCCGGTGAACGTGTGCCGCCCGCTCTTGCAGAGTCTCGGCTTGGCCAGGTCTTCGAGAGTCATTCCACTCATGTCACGTACACCTTGTCGCAGCCGGTGGCGCCGGGAGTGTACTTGATTGCGGGCACGGCTATAGTTCCCTTTGTAGACCCCGACCCTTCCGTAGCGGTCGTCGTGTGGATATGCGTGTTGTGCGCGGTTTTGATCTTCCCCAGTTCCGCGTCCACCAGATCGGCCCTGGCTACGAGCGCCATCACGAGCCCCATCGTATCTGGAGCTTCGCCGTCGGTGGTGACGTGGATGGCACCCACCACATCTGTCTCTGAGCGAGCGTAGAGGCGCGTCTCTCCCGGCTTGGCGACGCCGGCGTTCCATGGGTCCACCCATCCAGCAATGACGTAAGAGCCGCTCTCAGAGGCCGGCACGAGGATGCCGAAGTCCCCAGGCTCAGGCTGAGAGTCGTGCCCTGAAGGTTGGTAGTCGATGGCCGTGACCATATCCCCGCCGCCGAGGTCGAAGCGACCCTCCGCGATCTCAGCGTCGTCGTCCTGCCCGCGCAGCCACTCGGTTAACTCCCCTATCATTGCCACGGTAAAGACTCCGGTTGCTCTCCGTTGAATGCGCCTGGTAGCACCAGGCCGATCGACGCGGTCACAGAGGCCTGTGTGGCCTTCAGGATGACGTCTCGCACTAATAATTCAGTCTCGTTGTACACCATAGCACCAGGAGCGTGTAGCGTCGCCGTTGTATTGGGCTCCCACAGCGTGCCACTTGGGTCGTGCCAGGTAGGCACCTTCACAACATAAGCCACCATGTTCCCAAACATTCTCGCCATGTGGGCCCTGACAGCGCCTGGGAGGTCGCCCGCGTTGACGTCGCCGATCGTGAAGTTGAGCGGGCGCACGACCTCTGGGAGGTGATCGTTCTTCTCGGTGTACCCGGAGCCCCTGCGCCCCGCCTTCATCGTCGCGAAGCCGGTGATCTCCGAGTAGTACGACTGCGGGGAGAAGGTCGCGGCCACCGAGGTCGTCGGCGTCTCGCCCTCCTTGAACGCCACCACCGCTTGCCCAGGCTCTGCGGAGTTGAGGAACATCAGCTCCCCGAGCGCGGTGTCGCGCATGATGAGCCCTCGAGCTTTCGCGAGCTTAACAAGGAACGCGCCCACCTTCTCGGTCGGCTTGATCCTGACCCGCTTGAACTTGGGGCCCATCTCGGTGCCCGCCTCGGTCACCACCGTGATGCCGAACGGCTCCGCGAGGTGGATGGCGATCTGCAGGAGCGTGCGGTCCCCGTACTCGATGGGGAACTCCGACTTGGGCATCGTGGTGTCGCCCAGTACAGCCGGCAATGAGTAACCGCTGCACCTGACGGTCCTGCTCTTCGCATCAGACCGGGGCTCCACGCCAATGAGCTGCCCGGTGAACAGGAGCTGGTCGTCCACCAGCACCTTCAGAGACTTGTAGCTGAACGGCACGAACGTCTCGCGGAAGACGGGCTCCTCCGGCTCGAACGGCGCAGACATGGTGACGGTCGAAAAGTTGTCTAGCGACCTCGTGATCTCCACCTCGCCAGGCCAATGCAGGAACTCCCGTGTCCCGATCTGAACCGCTATCTTCGGCGCGGTCATGCCGGATACCACAAGATCTCGTGCCCCTTCGGTAGCTCGATGATCTCCCGGCCGGTGAGGTCGTTCGACGAGATGAGGAAGTCTAGGCGCTCGTGGCTGACGTCGTTGTACAGCTCGCCTGCTAGGTCGATGATCGTCCGGTCACGGTCGAGGACCAGCGTCCGCTCTGTCGCCAACGAGAAAGCCAGGCTGACGAGGTATCCTGCGCAGCGGTAGATCGTGTTCGTCGCTGCAGCCCACGCGCTCCCTTCGTCGACCACCTCAATGTTCGCGCCCATCTCCGCAGTGGTGAAGGCTGCGAAGCCACGGTCCCTCCAGGCAGCCATGAGGTCCAGCTCCGCGAGAAGAAGCTCGGCCACCGAGAGCGCCTCGGGCCTGGTCTTGTACTCCGTCTCCACCGCAGCCAGCGCCATCGCCACGAGCGCGTTCATTGCCGTCAGGTCCGCTGTCGCCCAGTCATTCGCGAGCTGAGTCTGCCGACGCGGCTGATCCGCAGCGCCGGGCTGGTTCCATGGCGTGCCTGCCACCGACAGCGAGGTCGAGCGCAGGAAGTTCACGTACGACACGAGACGGTTCTCGATGCCGATGATGGCTCGCGCCGGAGCCTTGATGAGGTTGCCTAGCTGCGTGGCCAACAGGATCGGATTGCCGATGAGAACACTGATGCTCCTGTTGATCGTTTCCTGCCACGCACGGAACTCCCGTGTGACCTTCTCGGTGGCTTCTGCGGGCTTGCGCAGCGTCGCGTTGATGGCAGTCAACCTGGCGTTGACCGCCCCCCTCGCTGCCGCAGACTTGGACGCCGTATCGACATCCATCTTGTCCTCGTACTCCTCCCGAGACGTAGCATCGAACTCGTCGATCGCAGAGCGCACCTCGTTCTCAGGCGACAGCTCCGACGTAGGGTACACGACGCCAGTCGTTGTCCAGAACGTGACCGACACGATCGACTGGTTCCCGCCGGTCACCAGGGCGTTGGTGCGCGTGATGGTGCCGAACGGGACGACGTTGAATGTCCCGTACAGAGGGTGATCGAGGACGCCGACGCCGGGCTCGAGTAGCGCCGCCTCGAAGTTCGTAGCGATCAGGTCGTGGTCGTCGCCGTTGAAGATGCACTTCAGCGCGTACTTGCGCGAGCCGAAGCCGTTGTCCTGCACGTAGGACTCGTTGACGCCGATGAAGCTGAACGCAGTCGTCCTCTTCTCGGTGACCCGAGACACGTCCACGTACTTGAACACGAACGTATCGCCACTGCCCTGTGCCGTGTAGGTGGCCTCGTGAAGTCTGTCTTGCCACGGCATTAGAAGAGACTCTCTATGATGTCGCTACTGCTGAAGCCGCCGCTCTGTGGCGCTAGCTTGATGCCCATCCTCTCAAGCATTTTCGCAACAAACGTCTCGCCCGACGTCTTCAGGTTTTCGTCAAGCTTGATGTAGAGGATGCCGGACTTCGCGTCGACATCGTAGACCTGGCCGGCGTGACTCACGGTGATCGGATCGGTGCCATCTTCACGAGGTGGCAGGACGCCAGTGCGCTCGTACTCGTTGATTCTCCTTTTAGTCGCGGCGTCTACGTCGGTGCCGATGTCGGGGATCATCCAAGAGGTGAGCGAGTGCAACAGCTTCACGGCCTCCCACATGAGCACGACTGCGACGCCGAACTCCTTGAACATTAAGATCATCTTGTCGCCGTTGTCCTTCCAGAACATCTGTACCCCATGAATGGCGTTATCTAACTTTTCGGCGGCGGCCTTGATGTTGTCCTCGTCCTGTAGCCACACGGTGAGGGCCTTGGTGAGATCCCGTAGTGCTGGCATCGAGTCCGTGGCCATGTCGATGCGGAAGCCTTCGTACGCGCTCTTGAGCCTGGTGATGTCACCGAGCAGTGTGTCCTGGCGGGTCCTGGACATCGCCTTCGCGGCCCCTTCGCGGTTCTTATCGATCTCCCGCAGCAGCTCTGCCATCCGACCTGTCCGGTGCGCCTCTGCAAGGATGTTGGCTGCCATGGAGCCACGCAGGCCGACGGCTTCTTTAATTATGGCCACCTTCCGCACGTTGCCACGGACCTTGTCGAGGCCCTCTGCGATGGCGCCGATCAGATCGACCGTCCCCTTCATGTCCTTGCCCAGGCCGCCCTTGGTGATCTCAATGCCGACGCTGCGGAAGCCCTTTGCTGCCCTCGTCGTCATCGAGCCGAGCTTCATAAACATGGTCTTCATCTGCGTGCCGGACATCGAGGCTTCGACGCCGACGTCCTGCAGCAACGCAACCGAGGTCACGACCTCTGTGAAGTCCATTGCGAACTGCTTCGCGGCCGGCGCTACCTTGCTCAAGCCCTCGCCAAGCTGGATGATGTTTGTCTTGGCCGACGCACTGAGCACGGCGAACGTGTCCGCAACCATCGCCGTCTGCTCGAAGCCTAGCCCCATGCCCTTTATGCTAGAGATGATGACCTTCGCCGTCTCCTGAATGGAGCCGCCCTCTGCCTCCGCTGCTCGCAGGATGGGCTCGATGCCGGCCTTGATGCCGGTGTGCTTCAGGCCGGCGCGACCCATGATCTCCATCGCCTCGCCGACCTGGCTGGCAGTGAAGATGGTACTCCGACCAAGCCGCTTCGCTTCTTTCTCGAGCGCAGGCATGTCTTGGAACGTGAGCGTTCTGGTGACCGCCCGCAGGCCCGCCATGGCTTGCTCGAACCGGGCCGCTGGACCGAAGAGATGCTTGAGCGCGAAGCCGCCCACAACCCCCAGCCCGACCATGGCGAGCCCCAGAGACTTGATGCCTCGGAGGGCGCGCTTGGTCATACGCATCATGCCGAACATCGTCCTCTTCACGGTCTTGCCGAAGAGGCGCATCTGCGTGTTCATCTTCGCGACGGGCGCCGAGAACTGGTCGTAGGCCTTGAAGATGGCAGAGATGTGGAAGCGCTGGTTCGCCACCTAGCTGCTCCTCCGTTGCGACATCTTGATCAACTCTCCCCGAATGCCGTTGTAGAAGAAGCGGATCTCCTCGAGCGTCATGGTCCTGGGATCTGGACACCCCGGATACTCACGCGCCACCTGCAAAAGCATCTCAGAATAGACCGCCACAATAGTGTGCTTCCCTCGTGTCAGTTTCTCATTGGCACCGTGACGAACTAGCGACTCGCACGCTAGTCCGCTGACAAAAAACCCGCAAGCCTAAGCGCGAGCTTCCATTCCTTCTTTCGTAGTGACCCGATGCGTCGGGAGTCCTGTCCTGTGATGGCGCACACGAACCGCACCATCGACTCCATGCGTTTGTTGTCGGACGCGTTCGCCATGATCATGAGGTCCGCGCCCTTGGGCACGCGGAAGGTGATGGGGTTGCCTTCAGAGACAGCCAGTATCGCCTGCCCCTTGTCGTCAATAGACAAGACGCCCCTCTCGATCGCCGACGTCACGAGACTCTTGACCTCGCTGACGTCGGCCGCGTCCTCTTCGGACATGTTCGTAACGTCGACATCGACGTCTGCAGCCGCCGCTAGGCGCTCGAACTCGGCCAGTGCCGCTTCCTTTTCCACTTCAGGCATTCCTACTCCTATTGCTGGGACAGCGACCCTTGGCCGCTGAGTGATAGCGTAGCTGTGGCCGACTGGGTCGACCGCTCGATGTTGTCCGTGATCGTGCCAGTTCCCTGGTACGTCACACCAGAGGCCATGCGGACTGTGCATGGAACCCACTCTTGCCCGTTGGCGATAGCCTGGAGCGTTTCCTGGTTCGCCACCTCGTCGTCGATCGCGACCGTGAGCCCGGTGAGGCTCCACGGCTTGCGTGTCTTGATGATGCGCGAC